CTTACCACTAGCTAATACAATTTCACCATCTAATATATAATTATCAAAAGGTAATGCTTCTACATGTTTAGCTAAATGAGGTAAGTTAACTATCTTACCATTACGTGTTTTGAATGTGCATTTGCCATCTTCAATTAAAGCTATTAATCGTACACCATCATATTTAAGTTGTGCTAGTACTGGAAACTTAACTTCAGTTAATTTAACAGCTTTAGCTAATTGCACTTTAAACTGTGGTATAGCTCCAGGGTATACTTTATTAAACAATGTAGCAGTAACACCACAGTCTAAGTCTTTATTAACTATTAAAGCTATTAAAGCACCATACTCCATTGCATAAGAATGTACTATAGTTTTAGCTGCACTACCACTTATTTCACCATCTAATACCATATCCAATAGTTCAAACATTTCTTCAGTAGGCTCTTCTAGTTCATCATAATCTAATATGTCTAATTTCATTCTATAAGTAGTATCAGGATGATAAGCATAACTAAATATTCGCCACTCTAGATTACTAATATTAGCTAAGATTATTTCTTTTTGTATACGACTATTAGTCGCTTTTAAGTTATTTATTAAATTCATAATTGTTCTCTTTTAAATACGCTATCAACGTAATTCTTTTTGTTAAGTGATACTGTTTTATATACTTGATGTGATATCCCTTTTTTAACTAATAAAAAGTTAACATCAATCTCATGTTTCCTATCCTTGGATGCTTGGCGCGCACGCCTTTGGGTATGCCTCGCCGTACTGAAATCCTGGCTGTAAATAACCAAGTGCTTAACATGTGATAATTCGATCCCTTCAGCGTTTGAAGTGGCTTGTAAGATTTTAGCATTCTTGAAACACCTCTCCAGAATAACTTTCTCTCCTTTGTAATTATACATGATGGCAACATCTTTACTATCTCCCCAAATTCTTTTAATATAATCTACTTTCTCACGATTACCTAAATCATAATAACAATGATATAAATAGCCATCCTCTACGTTCTCCCGTCCTGGTTCCGACGGGGAAACCTTTTCCCTATTAACTAATAATAGCTCTTTACTAGGTTCTGGTTTAGTTATAACTGTTGTCTTAAGTGTTCCACCTTCAATCATATGAAGCCCAGAACGTAACTTCATTACACTGTCATATAATATATCATTGCCAAAGACACACAATACATTATCGTTAACAATAGTGTTATAACGTTCTTTAGTGTCTTTCTTAAGTTCAATCCACTTAATACTGTCTTTAGGTTCATATTTAAATCCTAACTCTTTACGAGTTTTTGCATTAAATAAGTGCTCGACATTCCTGCATATCTTATCATCTTGAACTTTATCATATTGTGCTACATCTCTTCCATGAGCACGTATGGTGTATGGTCTCCCAAAGTCTTTAAACCATGTGTAGAAGTTAGAATAGCACTTAAAGGGTGACCACTTGGATAAGGCGAATTGGTGAAACAATAACTGGTACCCTTGGGCATGTGGAGTAGCCGACATGTATATAATCGGCAAGCCAAATACAAGTTTTCGTACTGTTTTCCAAGTTGCAGATGGCTTCGGATACCCAGAGATATAGTTGTGCGATTCATCCAATATAATGATGTCTGGTCTGCCATCATACTTTGACACCATTCCATAAGTTATTATCTCATATTTTTTGATGTGTGGAAAAGCTAATAATGTTTCATACCAACCAACTTTAGCTTTAGCTTTAGTTATTATTAAACAATGTTGAGCTTTAGACTTTTCTACAACTAATATCCCAGTTAAACTTTTACCTGTCCTTTCCTCCCATGCTATATAGGCGATGAAATACTTCTTTAATACTTTTAATATGCTGGAGCTTTCTTTTTCTTGGTATGGTCTAGGAATCATCCTCATCTTTTCTACGCTCCAATGCATCTTGAGTAGGTGAATACACATCAGATAGTTCTATATCAAAGACTTCTTTAAACTTATCTGCTTGTCCTTGTTTCATACGACTACCATTAAGATAATGGTCTATCATAATAGGTCGTACACCTAATGCTTTAGCTAGTGCATATTTAGATGGTGCTTCCCTTCCTGAAAGCACTTTTAAAATTGCAAGTTTAGTTTTCATAATTTTGGTTTCTCCATTTTAGGTATATGTTTTTTAGTTGCTGGACATGAACCATATAAAGTACAATACTTCTCACTGCATAAGTAATGCTTAGGATTTGGACGTAATAATAACTCAATAGGCATTAAATCTTTTGTAACATATTCTAATGTATCTAGAATACCATTAACAGAAGCTTTAGCAGCATCAATATCAATTACAGCATCTAAGATCATTGCTTGTGGTACTTTAGTAAATACTACACCTTGAATTCTACTATGTATAATATTATGTCCATTATGCTCAGCTAAAATCTTATATATCGATTGTTGTGTTTTATGACTTGCTGGAGTTGGTTTACGTTTACTTGTTTTAACATCATCAATAATATTTTCACCAAGATAGTCTACTGTACCTGATATGTCTGTAACTATCGGGTGGTCTGATATAGGAAGAGTAAACCTTTGTTCAACAGCTTTTGGTATATCGAGAAATGGGAGTAGATTTTCTACGTAAGTTTCGACACCAATATGAATTTCTTTGTGACAAGTATCTTTATCTTCTCCATCATTATATTGCATACCTTTTTTGGATTCTTCATCAAATGATTCAATACCAGCATCAACCATGCCATCTATATAAGCATCTTTCTTATTATGAGCCATTGCATCAGTCCACATAGTTTCAATAGCTTTATGTACACCAGTACCAATAGCTGCACGTGAACTAGGGATAGTAGTTACACCTTCAAGAAAGACTTTACCCCATTGATATGCACAAGTACTAAAGTTATCTACTGAAGAAGGTCTGATACGTAGATCAGTATTATTTATTGCAATTTCAAATTCTCTCATTTGCTTGTATCCTTTAGTTTAGCTGATAATTTAGAGAAGAAACTTGCTTTCTTCTCTAATGTTTTATCTGGATTAAATTCCATATCAATAGCTTCTGCATCTGCACTATTCATATCAACTTTTTCATCTGTTGGTTTAATTGCTTTATCTGAAGCAATAACTTCAAGTGGAATACCTATAAAAACTCTAACTATGACACCAAATAATTCATCTTTAATTTTTTGTTCTTTCGGTAATCTATCATAAGGAACCATACAAGGATGCTGCTTAATATCCGGTCGCTTAATTTTACCGTACTTCCAACCTTCTGCTTCCTTCATTTTAAGCCAACCTTCATGGCTTTCTTTAGGTGTAGTGTCAGGATTATCAAGTATCTGTTGTACTCCAGCTACAGCAGAAGCTCTCTGCCAAGGTTCAGCTAAGTTCCATGGTGCTTGACTAAAATCACCTATAGATTCACAATAGGCTTTATTAGCTTCGTGTACAATTCGTGCAATGTCATTTACTTTCATTTATTTTTCCTCTAGTAATATCATTTATGTCTCCAGATGAATCCACCTGCAGTCATGCGTTTACCATTGCAACATGAACTTATATTGCCACGGTTAATTCCAGTATTTCTCATTGCTTGCTTAATAGAATAATGTTCAGCTATAAAAGTACCTTCTTTAGTGTATTGTAAAATTGCTTTTGAACTCTTATTAACGCCATTTTTTCTACCTGTATGTCCCTTCGCTTCATTTTCTTGCCAAGTCATTAGTTGAATGTTATCTAATGTATATGGCTTATAATCATCTTGCCTGTCACAACTTGGAGTTAAGTTTTTGCTATATTCACTAATTACCCAAGCAGTATATAATTCACTAAAGTTAGGTTGGCTATATGCCCACTCTCTAAGTTCATCTAAGTTATAGTTAGGTAAATCATGTCCTCTCTTTATAGAGTTTTTACGTTGGTTACCATAAATATTACAGAACAAACCTTCTTTGGTACGAAGATACTCTTTAGCACACGTCTTACATTGAGTGTAACCAT